TTTTTCTGTTCGGAGCGTCATCAAATTTTTCAAACGCCTCGGTCATTTGATAAACGTTGTTATTTTCGGGAAAACCCATGTGCTTTATCCTCACACCATTTGTACGGACAAAATATAATGCACGGAATGCACGTCTTCTGCCGGTAAGTTAATTTCTTTTGTTGGATTGTGTTGCGTTAGAGTTATTTGCTTGCTGTCCTTTGACACAAATCTTTTGCAAACAGCTAATTGCTCACCGTCTGATTTATATTGCACAACACAATAGTCGTTAGGTCGGACAGGCCGGTATGGATGAACAGTTACGACCTCGCCCTCGAAAAAACGCGGCTCCATACTGTTACCGACAACCATTACAGCGTAACAATCGTCCACGTTTTGCAGCATAATCGGCCGAGCCACGTAGTCGATTGGTTCTGAGACGACAACAGCCCCATCGCCGGCTGCTGCGCGTCCATACAACGGGATAGTTTGGGCTGCTGTTGTTGTTACATTAATTTTATCGTTGTCATCTTCACCCGCCACAAACTCTGTAGAATAACCGTAACGTTCAGCTATTTGTCTACATACATCGCGTGGTGGGTTGACCTCATGTCGATCCCACCTCCGTAGTCTTTGTCCAGGCACGCCCAACATTCTGCTCAATTGCGCTGCTGTTAGATCATGCCGTTTGCGGATTTCTTTGATCCTGTTTTTTGGCATCTTAATCTCCTATTACCCTCCTAGTAATTTCTAATAGTATCACATTATATTCAGATTGACATTACTTAATATGTAACATTTTGTTATATTTTTGTGATGCTACTAAGGACGTACCTCCAAAACCGCGATTTAACCTACGGCCAGTTTGCCAAGTTACTCGGCGTCAGCCGCAACGCTGTCTATTACTGGTCGATCGGCAAGCGTCGTCCTTCCATAGCAAACACTCTCAAGATTGAGGAACACACAGAGCGGCTGGTCACAGCCCGAGATTTATTCACTACAGCATCGGAGATTGCTCATGCCCAACAAAAATAAAAGGCGGGGGTATGAGCTTGAAGCTACAACCCGTGACTTTTGGATTAACCACGGTTTTACCGCCAAGCGCACGCTGGCCAGTGGCGCCTACAAAGTTCAGTTGGGCGAAGAACACGCAGCGGATTTGTGGATCGAAGACTTTAGCGTTGAGGCCAAGCGCAAAAAATCTGGGTTCAAATTTTTGTACGACAGTCTGGCACAGGACGACGCCGACATACTGGTGGTGCGCCAGGACCGTTGCGAGCGGATTTACGTCTTGCCTGAACAGACATTACTCAAACTTTTTGAAATGGCCTACCATGAAATTAAGTGAACTCGTTAAACACCTAAGTCATTCCAGCTTGATGTGCGCCCGCATCGATCTCGCGTATTGGTGGGCCAAGTATCATCACAAAATTTATGACCCTCCCAGTGCGGCCATGCCCCGTGGTTTGGCAGTCGAACACGGCTGCGCCCACTTTCACAATGGCGGTGAGTTTGATGACCCTGTTGAAGAAGCAGAGAAAGATTTTGCAAGGCGCACGGCGCTAGGGTTTGAGAGCGACGCAAAGGAACGGGAGGCTGCAAACATTGCGCCAATGGTCGAGCAATACAGAAGTTTGTGGGATGGTGAGCCGCCACAGTTTGAGGATTACCAACGCCAGGTTGAAGTTGAGGTAAAGGGATTAAGTGTTCCGCTAATTGGCTACACCGACTTTGAATTTGAGGACAGCATCTGGGATTTAAAGACGACAACGCGCATGCCGTCTGCAATTCCCATGTCACACCGTCATCAAGGGGCCATTTATCAACAAGCAGCGGGCAACCGGGCAATAAAGTTTGCCTACGTCACGCCAAAAAAAGCGGCACTCTACACATTAGAAGACAGCACCGATGATTGGAACGCGGTCTGTCAAATGGCGTTGCGCTTGCAGAATTTTGTGGAGCGGTTCGATACGCCAGAAGACTTAACGGCGTCACTAATCCCCAACTACGACACGTTTTATTGGTCTTCCAACCAAACAAAAGAAGAAGGCAAGCGCCTTTACGGTTTCTAAGCGCCACCCGGCACCGCGCTCAATAAGACGTGCCACAATGTTCAACGAAAGGGCGATGACATGCCACTTAATTTATCGACACCCGGCGAGGGCGGGGATTTTACACCCTCAATAAAGTTCAATGCCAAGGATGGCGAATGGTTTGTACGCGGGGATAATGATGACGTTCATGTGCGTGAGTTCCAGGCCGTGTTTGATCTGGAAAACATTAAGACCGGATGGCTGCGAATGATGTCGGGCGAAGCGCCTGACTTTGTATCAGACCCGTCATTGTCTGAACAAGCGTCACGCCCAAGCGACGAACACAAACGTGCCTTTAAGGTCAACATATATAGTGACAAGCAGTTGGGCGGTGTCCGTGAATGGATGGCCAACAGCATGATGGCGACCGGCGCTGTGGGAAAATTGTACGCAGAGTACGAAGCCAAAAAGGAAGACGGCAAAGCGCCTGTTGTCGTTTGTGGCGAGACCAACAAGGTCAAAACAAAGCACGGCAACAACTATGAGCCGGTCTTAAAGCTGTCAAAAATGGTCAAGCGGCCAGACGCATTTGACAGTGTTGGTGCCGTCAAAGAAGACGACGACGCAGAGTTCTAACTAGGGGGGCAATACGCCCCCCATTTTTTCAAACCATAGGAGGTGAAAATGGACAAAGTTGAGAGACGATACCTAACAATCGATTTACCGTGTGCTGGTGCATTATTAAGCGGAGCCAGCCGTGCTACTAGCTATAAACTTGCGAAAAACGGTGACATTGAAGTTCTAAAATTAGGGCGCAGAAAGGTTGTTTCAGTCGCATGGTTGGAGAGCAAGATTGGCGTCGAAAGAGGCGATCTAGATGGGTTGATTGACGGCTGGTACTCAAAACGAAATGTCTATAAAAGTCGGCCTGCTTCGTAGTGTACCAAGAACGCGCCCAGATTTACGCGGACAACGGGTTTGATACCACGCCCGTTCAAGGCAAGAGGCCCATCCTGACAGGGTGGGCCGACCGGCCAGACGTTGCGCGTGAGTTTGATAAGTATGAAGGCTGCAACATCGGCGTTGTCCTGGGCGGGCAGCACAATGTTATCGCGGTTGATATAGATGTGACCAACGAAGAATGTGCCAAGCAAGTCGAGAAGTTGGCAGAAGATATTTTAGGCTTCGCACCGTCGAGGATAGGCAACGCACCAAAGTCGTTGCTGGTCTTCCGTAGCGAACAGCCCAGGAAGAAACAGCGCTCCGGGGTCTATGAGATAGACGGCAAGGATTGCGGTGTTGAAATTTTAGCAGAGGGCCAGCAGTTTGTGGCCGCTGGCGAACACCCAGACACACGTAAGCCGTATCGCTGGCCCAAGGATAAGTTGAGCGAGGTCAAAGCGACGGATCTTACAACCGTGTCAGACGACGCCATCAGTGAGTTCATGGACGCAGCGGTCGTGGTCATGGGCAACTATGGAAACCTAAAAGGACGGTCACAAGAACGGGCGCCGTCGCAGACAAGCAGTCTTAATTTTAAGGAACAGCGGGGCAAGATTGGCGAGGTAAACGTTGCCCTGGCCCACCTGCCCAACGATGACGAGCATTACGAGACGTGGGTGCAGACGTTGCACGCGATCAAAGGGGCGCTTGGTGAAGAAGGCTACGAGCTTGCACACCGATGGTCGAAGCGGTCCCGCAAGTATGACGAGGGCGAAACGGACAGAGCGTGGCGGTCGATCAAAGACGTTCGCACCATTGGCGCCGGGTCGATTTTTCGCTGGGCAGAGGCATATGGGTTCGATCTTAAACAAATGAGGGAACCGGCGCGTCCAACGGCGATCACAGAGCAGGTCGCGGAGGGCGAACCGGCGTTTCCATTATTAAGGGCGTCGGAGATACAGGGGCCAGTGGCCGAACGCGAGTGGCTGTTGGATCAGTGGTTTCCGGCGCGGGCAGTCAGCATGCTATTTGGGCAAGGCGGCGTTGGAAAAAGTTTACTGGCGCACCAGTTGGCTAACTGTGTAGCAGACGGGCGTGATTTTATCGGTATTGAAACACGCCGCATGCCGGTGCTTGCCGTGTTCTGTGAAGATGACGCAGACGAGATTAAACGGCGCCAGTTGTCCATTAATGAGTGGTTGGGGGTCAACGATATTACAAGCAGGGCGTCCAGCGACTTATATATATGGCCGCGTGTTGGTGGCGAGAACGGGCTGGTTACGTTTCCAGCGGACGGCGAAGACCAAGCCGGTGAATTTTTTACGGACATATGTAATGAGATTACGGCCATTAAAGATGACGCCAGGTCGGATGAAATATTTATCATCCTCGACACAGCCGCCGATATGTTTCAAGGCAACGAGAATATACGGCGTCAGGTCAACACGTTCATAAAAACCTATTGCGGTAGCCTTTGTGTCAATTACAAGGCGTCGGTGCTGGTGCTGGCGCACCCGTCGCTCTCGGGGATGAGCAGTGGCAGCGGGTTATCAGGGTCTACGGCGTGGGAGAATAGCGCCAGGGCGCGGGCCTATTTGTCTAAAGGTGACGACGACATGGACGATGTCAGGACGTTGTCGCGCAAGAAGTCGAATTACAGTGCCAGCGGCGCCCAAACAGATGTCAATATTATATGGGATCAGGGTTGTTTTCACCTGCCAACGTCGCCGGATCACATAGATAAGATCGAAAAACGGGCGCTTAAAAACAAGATTGTCGAGGCTGTAAAACAGGCTTGGGATGAGGGCAATCCGTTTAAACAGAAGTCAGGTCGAAAGCTGCTAGAGGCGCTCCCGGTGCTGTTAAATGAGCGGCGTCGAGTGGTGCAAATTGCTGTTAAAGATTTGGAAATAACGGGCGCCATTTTGCTCGAACGAAAGGGGTATCGGATCAGTGGTTAAAATGACGGGCGTGCAGTTAGGGGGTCATAAGTCATTGATTTTAAACAAAACCCTTATCCGACACATCGATGTTGCAGATGTGTATAAGTCATTGAAATCGTTGCATAAAAGTATGTGTTGCAAATGCACCCCTATAGGGGGGAGTGATCTGACACACCCCCAAGGGGATTTGGCCCCCAATCTGCTACTTGGGGGTGTCATATGAAACGGCGAAAGCAACCCGACAGATTGACGAATGTGGACGACATCGGCGACGAAGTTAAGGAGGCCATTTTTCACAGTGTCGCAGTGGTCGATAGAGTAGCGCATCGGATGGAAGAGAAGTGGGGTGTGGATCGGCTACCCAAATTGGTCAGCCCGGAGACAGCGTCAAAGTTTGGATCAGCCAAGGCGAAGTTTGACAAGGCTATTGATGATAACGACGCGGACGAAGTGTCGAAGCGTGCCGGTGTTATGGAACGGGCGTGGATAGCATTGGACAAGGAAGCGGTGGATCGAAGACAGCGACCGTTAGAAATAGACGCATGGGTATGGCGTGACGATGACGGGCAACCCCACGCGTTCGTAAAGGATACAGCCCAGGCGTTAAAGTACGCGAAAGAGAATGAAGACGTGCGGGTTTATACAATGGCAGAGATAGCACGCATTGCAGCGGTGTTTAATGACAAGTGCAAAAACATAGGGAATGAGATTAAAGCCGTTTTCCCAGGTTCAGAGATAACCAAGGTCAAAACGCGGGGGCTGGCCGACGATGAAATTCCCTTCTGAAAACGCGCCATTTTTCAACATGCAAAACGCGCCATTTTTCGACATGGACGAATTTGAGGAAATGTTGATGGAAGCGGCACGCACAATCACCCGGCAACCGCCTGTTAGACCGGCAGGGTATGGGAGCGCGTGGCCAGATACGTTGCCGAATAAATTTGCATATGATCGTTTTGGCGAACGGCCACGATTAGGCCCGCCCACGTCTCGGGAAGTAACGCGCCTTGATATCGTGCTAAATACGTTGTGGCACGCAGACCCGGAAGACGTGCGTCTGGCGTGGCACGTTGCTTTCTCCGCGCAGCGTGCCGGGTGGCCGCGATCACGCGGACCGGCATGGTCTAAATTAGGGCATAAGTTAGGCATTCATCCACAAACCCTGCGTAGGCGGTTTTCAGCGTCCCTGGAACGCATTTGGCGTTCTGGGGTAGCAAAAGGCCCGCTGATAAAGATGTGAACCAGCGGGCCTTAAAACGTCGTGTAGATTATTGTTCTAAAATGGTGTCCCAAGGAACGCCAATCCGCAAACAAAAACACGGTTCGGGATTTTCTGCCATGTCCCATAAAAGAGCGGTGGGCACTTTTTCAGAGTAATAATTAAAAGCGAACAAGGCCTCCAATTGGTTGTGATACCACGCCATGTGATACTTGTTTTCGTTTTTGTCGCTTACGTCACCGTCAAGTATCTCAAAACGGTCATATTGCTCATAGAGAAACGATTGCGATCTACTAAAGCACAAGCTTTCAATTTGTTTGTCAGTGAGTGCAAACATTGGTTTCCCCTTTATCCAAACGCGGACTTTGTTTTTAATTCAACGTTCACATCTGACGCGCCGGAATGTTCCCACAGTCCGTGGATGTGATCAATTAGTTGATTAAGTTGTTCCGCGTCAACTACAGCATCAATAGAAACGTGCCCTACTTTTACCGGCCCCTTACCGGCGCCGTAATCCACATTTATATCAATTCTTATTCCATCGTATAATGCCATTTTCTTTCCCCTTCGCTTGTTAAAATACTAATGGTTTTCCAAGACCGGGCAAGCGCCCGGTTTCGGCCAGTACCAATGGCCTCATCAGTTGGGTTTAAAATAAGTATTTTTCAGCAACGCCCGCTTGGCGTTGGTATTGGTTCCACCGCCCGTTGGCGCGGTATTTAGCAATGCGCCATACGCGGTTGCGATCTGAACGGCGGGTTATATTGTAATCATCACACACGGCGCGGACAGCTTCCCTTTCATCGCCGCAAAAGTCGCGGGCGTTTAGAATTTGGTCCGTTGCTTCATTGATAATCGATCCAGAGATATACATTTTTTAAACTCCAATCAGCGCGTGAATGATCACGGGCAAACCGTACAAGGCCCCGGCGGCGAATACCGCTAGGGCGATCAAATCTTTGAGGTTGTTGGCGGTTAGCATGTTGACCATGCCCGGAACTGGTCGCGCCCACGTTTGGCCACTTCCATATTCTCAATCGTTTGCCGGTAAAATTCGCAAACAACGTCGGCCCGCATTTGGGGTTCGGCGTTGCACGCTTCCAACTCGCGTTCAACTTGTGACAGCGTGCAACCGTGACGTATGAAGTCAGCAGCCCAGTCTTTAGGGGTTGTAATATAAGCCATTATTTGCGCCCCCCTAAAATGGTTCCCTCAATAAATGCTTTCTTTTTCGCTTGGCGTTCGTTGTCGCCACTTGCGCCACTTGCAAACGCATTGGCCGCCAGCAAAACCGCGCTTGGACCTGTTGCCCATGTTTCCATGCGCCACTTGCGCCCTGCCTGTTGCCAGGTATCCCATGCGCTGCCTTTTTTTGGACAATTTGCGGGACGTATCATTACGCGACCTCCCTTTCGGCAATTTGGTGCATTTTTTCACTTGCCCATATTTCAACAGCAAGGGAAACAAAGCGCGTGGCCATTGCCGCCCAAGAATTATCTTCGGTGCGCGACAGACAATCGGCGGGCGGGCAACCCATTGCGTTTTCTATTGTGTCAAAAATTTCGTCGCTGTAATCGGTCATTAGATCAACAGCAACGTGATAAGTGACGGCGGGCATATAAGCGCCGCTGATACAACCGCCTTGCACTATTGCGGCAATGTCTTGCGCGGTTATGTCTTGCTCTATAAATCCGGGAACTTCAATTTCGTATTCCCTTACTTTCGTTTCGTCATTCCAAATGTCATATTGTGTGTCAGTCATTATCTGAAACTCCATTTTTCAGTTTGTGATTAGTCCCGGCTCAGCGTTGCAGCGCTTCGCCGGGACGCTTGGTTATCGATAGTCGTAAAATGGTGAGATGGTGTCGGGAATGTTGGTTGCTGTTGCACTTGCCCATGCGTCATCAATTAGCGCGGGAAGTGCGCCGGTGTTTTCCCATGTCATGTCAGACATAATGTTGTCGTTTGCATCGGAAAATTCGTAATCCAAAACGCCGCCGTTTTGGTCAAATGCCACCACCAATAAGTCGGCGTTGTCTGGAAAACCATTACAGGGCCAAGATAACTTGAACCGGTCGATGGCGGTTTTGTGTATCGTAATTATTTTTAAAGATTGCATTTGTTATTTACCTCCATTGTATGCGTTAAAAACCGGGGCCAGTTTCGCAAAGCTTGCAACGTCGCAACCCGTGAAACTGTCGCCATTTTTGTAATGGAAATCGGAACGACGAAACGGGTTGTAATGAACGGGAGCGGTTGCAATATCTGTCGTATTTTCGCCGCCCCATTCGCCTTGAATAGATGCGATAACTTCGCGTTGACCCTTGGCAATAATCCGCGCTTGTCCCTTTTCGGATGTGACGGGCGTTGCGTTAAAAATGTGGCATTCATCAACACCACCGGCCTTGCGCCAGCCTTTACCAGTGATTTTAGTTTGAACGGTCCAGTTGCCTAAGTTTAGGTTTTTGTAAACCCGAACCGGCGTCCCTTTCTCTATATTAAGCATGTGATTTATCCCTTTATTGATGGCTTCATATTAATGATATTCATTGAGGTTTTGTATCACAATTTGTTATACATAATAAACAATAAATGTACCCTGTAGGTCATTTTATTTATTGCAGGGCCAAAAATGTTGCGAAAATGTCATATAGAGGTTTAATATCTTTAAAATGGCGCAAAATCGCGGCGGCGGTAAACCTCGCAAAATCACCCAAACTGTTAAAGACAATATAATTACCGGCATGGCACAAGGTCGCTTGCTGGTTGATTTGTGTGAGGAATATAAGCTATCGCGGCAAGGCGTTTGGGAGGCGCGTCGCGCAGATCCCGCGTTTGCAGAATTGTTTGATTTGGCCGCTTGCAATGGAATTACCGTTAGCCTGGAAAACGCTCGTAAAGATTTAGCATCGGCAACCAAGCGCGACGATGTACTTAAATATAAAGAGTTATTACGGCACGCCGAATGGATGGCAGAAAAGCGCCTTGCAATCTATCAACCGGCGCAACGTGCCGAAATCACTCATAATGGGCCAATGGTGGTTGGTTGGAAAACAATCGAAGGCCACGCGGAAACAATTTTTTCAGGTGATCAAGCGGACGTTCGCGCGCGAATGTTGCCACATAATCAACAGGCCGAAACTGTCGCCGCGCCCTGAATTGTAAATCAAAATGTAAATGCCCCGCTGTAAATGGCAGAACGCCGCCATTGACCTACAGGTTTCCAGCCTGATTAGGGGTGGGGGGTGTTGGCCAGGGGTACCCCCGCGATCGGCACTCTGACACAGTGTGGTCCCATCCCCGGCACAACTGGGAGGTGGATTTTCAAATTCCCGTTGTTCGCGGTCTTCACCTCCCTTTTGCCGCCTGACGGGAGGCGGGGCGGTCTTCCCGTCCTTTGACCGCCCCGCCACTAGGGAGGTGTGGCACGAATGCAACAACAGACGCACAACGTTACAATACCGTACACTCCGCGTCCGCTACAGGTAGAGTTTCACAACAACTCACGCCGGTTTAACGTAGCAGTCGCACACCGACGTTTCGGCAAGACAGTGATGGCTTTAAACCATCTGCTACGCGACATATTACTCTGCCCCCACCCGCGACCACAGGGCGCCTACATTGCACCCACGTACACAGCAGCAAAGAGAATAGCCTGGGCATACTTACGAGAATACGCGGGCGTCATACCGGGGGTTAAGTTTAACGAAGCAGAGCTGCGCTGCGACCTACCAGACAACCGCAAGATATATCTGCTGGGAGGAGATTCCGCAGATGCACTTCGTGGACTTTTTCTTGATAGCGTAATCCTCGATGAGTACGCGGACATGAACAGCCGCTTGTACCCGGAGGTCATTCGCCCAGCTATCACAGACCGATTGGGCAACTGCACCTGGATCGGAACCCCACGCGGGTCCAACCAGTTTAAGGAGATATACGACTACGCCATCCAGCAACAAGAAGATGGCAGCAACGATTGGTTTTCGATGATCTTTAGGGCATCGGAGACCGGCATCCTCAAGCAAGAGGAACTTGATGCGGCTCGTGAGATTATGGACGAGAGCCAATATCAACAGGAATTTGAATGTAGCTGGAGTGCTGCATTGGTTGGGAGCTATTACGCACAGGCGCTGGATCTCGCAGAGACAGATCAGCGCATCACAAGTGTACCCTATGACCCCAACCTGCAAGTGTCGGTAGCCTTTGATCTGGGCGTCGCGGATTCAACAGCAATATGGTTTTGTCAGGAATATCCACGGACCGGAGAGATCAGGCTGATCGACTACTATGAAGCCAGCGGTGAAGGGCTTCATCACTATGTAAAGGAACTAAACAACAAGCCGTACAACTACGACAAGTTCTACTTCCCCCATGACATTATGGTGAGGGAGTTAGGCAGCGGCTCCAGCCGCTACGAAATCTTGTTGAACTTAGGCATGCGGCCAACTGTTGTTGCAAAACTGAAGGTGCAAGATGGTATCGAAGCTGTCAGAGGTTTACTCCCGCGTTGTTACTTTGATCGGCGCAAATGTGCTGAAGGGATTAAAATGCTGCGTGCATACCATAGAGCATGGGATGCAAGAAAAAACGATTGGCGTGATCGTCCTAATCACGATCATAGCAGCCATAGTGCTGATGCTTTCCGCTATCTAGCGGTTGGGCTGCGAGATCAAGACGAAGACGACACATTGAGCAACTTGTCGCGGACGCAGCGTCTTAATGACGGGCGCCCGGTAATCATGTCGGATTACGCAGATAACTTTGCATGACAGTGAAGATAGAACCGGCGTACTACGCCGACGTTGTTTATATCGCACGTAACATGAGACAAGCGGATAGAGACGAAATCTTTCCGCACTTGTTTAAACCAACGCCAGAAGATTTAGCAGCCATGTCCCACGGGCAACGGTTCTGCTATGCGGCGTTCAAAGACAACATACCTGTCGCAGCATGGGGCGCCAATGAACGGCTACCCAAGGTGTGGCAGTGCTGGATGTTTGCAACGGACCAATGGCCCGACGTGGCTTTGTCCGTGACGAAATCCATACGGCGCGAGTTCTCTACGGAGATAGCAAAGACCGGCGCCGTTAGATTGGATTGCTGGTCTGCTGACGGTCACGACGTGGCGCATCGTTGGCTAGAGACAATTGGATTTATACGCGAGGCAACTTGCGAGGATTACTCAGCGGATAGGCAGACCTATCACTGTTATTCGATAACGCGCAAAAGATTTGACGAGGAGTTTTGATATGTGTGGTGGCGGAGGAGGCGGTGGTGGTGACAGCGATACTTCAACACGACCCGGCGAAGAGGGGTTCAACCCAAATGCCCCGTCTGGTAAGCAAGGCGGCGAGGCGCAAACGTACAGTTCGGCTATGAGTACAGTTGGCTCATTCCTTGGTGACAACCGTTCAGATCAACAGATTGCAGACGACCAAGCAGTCACTAACGCTCTTACGTCAGGCAGCAGTACATTCACGAACGCGCTGGGCCAAGTTCAAAGCGTTGCAGGGTATGAGCGCGATTTCGCCCCGTCCACCGGCTTCCTTGCAGCTCTTAACAGCCCGCCCACCGTTGGCGGGTTCGCTGGCTTTGGCGCCAGCAGTCTTATCGGTGGCCCGCTTGGGTTTGTCGTAGGGCAAGGTGTTCGCATGGGCGTGAACTCGTTGCTTGGTGACAGAGCAACATTAGGAGGACGAAGATAATGTGCATCGGTAATACAAGTCCACCGCCACCCCCTCCTCCTCCACCCCCGCCCCCTGCCCCGCCAACGCGGGACGATCCAGAGATGACGGCATCTCAACGCAGCGCACGGCGTCGCAACATACTTGCGCGTGGTCGCGCACCGACATTGCTGACGGGTGGCCAGGGGGTCACTGAAGAAGCCAACCTTGGCATTCGTAATTTGTTAGGAGGGTAGTATGGCAAAACGTCCCGGCCTCTATGCCAACATTCATGCCAAGAGAAAAAGAATAGCCGCTGGTTCTGGTGAGCGCATGCGGAAACCAGGCACTAAGGGTGCGCCGACAGCTAAGGCGTTCAGACAATCTAAGAAAACAGCAAAGAAAAGGAGATAAACATGCCAAAAGGTCGCGGTACTTACGGAAGCAAGGTTGGTCGTCCACCTAAGAAAAAACCAATGAAGAAAGTCACTAAGAAAAAGTGATGTGTACGCCTAACGCCTATCGCCAAATTGAACAAGCCAGCAATGACATTTTTCCCCGTCCACTGCGTGCAGGGGAAAGTAGGCCCAACCCAGATGGTTCATACTCAACCGAAATTACAATGACAGAACGGGATGCTTCTGGGATGTTTTTTAACTTTCCATCTCTCTACATGACGCGAGATGGCATTAAGCAATTTGAAGATCCGGGTGAGGCAATGGACAAGGCTTTACAATATGAAAAACAAAGTGGCAAAAAATTTCCGCGCTATCGTGATTTAGAAGCAGCGTTGAAAGCTGCTGAAGCGAGAACGTCTAAAGGCGGTACTAGGCAAGGTGCGTTGGCGCGGTGATGTGTACACAACAAGCGTACAACCAGATGCAGAGCGGCGGGCCTAAACCAGCGCAGAGTTCTATGGGCGCACGGTTAGACAAGGCCCAACGTTCTGCAATGTCCACGACCGGCGGCGGTACATATCAAGGGCGCACGATCATGCAGGGCGTCCCGCGCAACACTGATGTTGGCGCGATACAGAAAACAACAATGCTGGGGGTCTAATGGACTTTCAAGACACAGACGCAATCTTTAAACGCTACGAGCGGATGAAGAGTAAGCGCGGAACATGGGAAAGCACCTGGGAAGAGATTGCAGAAAGAGTGCTGCCGCGTTCTTCTGAATTTACAGGCAACCGCACCCCTGGCGATAAGCGCACCGACAAGATGTATGACGCCACCAGTGCGCTTGCACTTGAACGTTTTGCCGCTGCTGTTGAGAGTTTACTGACGCCGCGTGGCGCAAGGTGGCACACGTTACGCACCAGCGATCCTGATCTCTCTCGCGTACCAGAGGTTGCCGCATGGTTCGACGCTGTAGAGAACGCACTTTTTCACTATCGCTACGCCCCCCGCGCCAACTTCGCATCACAAATGCACGAGGGATATTTGTCGTTAGGCGCTTTCGGCACGGGCGGCATGTTCGTTGACGAGAAGTTTGACGAAGGTTTTCGTTACCGCGCTGTTCACTTGTCGGATATGTTTATCGCAGAGAACGAACACGGCATCATCGATACCGTGTACCGGAAGATGGATTGCACGGCGCGACAAGTTGCGTTGATGTTTAACGACGAAGACATCAGCAAGGAAGTGCTCGACAAAGCCAACGACAATCCTGATGAGCGCGTTGAGTTGTTGCATGTTGTGGCGCCGCGCACAGACCGCGACGTATCTATGAGCGACCGCATCAACATGGAGTTTGGGTCGGCGTACTACGAAACGAAAACTAAGAATGTTATAGAAGAAGGCGGCTACGAAGATTTCCCTTACATCATCAGCCGCTACGTCACTGGCCCACGTGAAACATATGGTCGATCTCCAGCGATGCTGGTGCTTCCTGACATCAAGATGTTACAGGCCATGTCCCGCGTGGTTATCCGCGCTGGTGAGAAAGTTGTTGATCCACCACTGCTTATAGCTGATGACGGCGTCATACTGCCCGTCAACACACGGGCTGGCGGCGCAACGTTCGCCCGGTTGGATGGCAGAACACAGGCGCCCATACAGCCACTTAATACAGGTGGTCGTCCTGACATTGGCGAAGACATGATGGAGCGACGGCGCCGTACTATTAACGATGCTTTCCTCGTGACTTTATTTCAGATCCTTGTTGATTCTCCGGCAATGACTGCAACGGAAGTGTTGCAGCGGGCGCAAGAGAAAGGCGCGTTGTTAGCACCGACCGTTGGGCGGCAACAATCAGAAACGCTAGGCCCGTTGATTGAGAGAGAGCTAGGCATCCTTGCACGCCAAGGATTGCTGCCTGAAGTGCCAGAGATATTACAAGGACAGGAATACCAAGTGGAGTATGTGTCGCCGCTTTCGCGTGCGATGAAATCAGAAGAGGGAGTTGGAATTTTGAGAACACTGGAAATGGTTCAACCCATTGCAGCGGTAGATCCGTCTGTGATGGACAACTTTAACTTTGACGAAATCACGCGGGTTTTGGCTGACGTGAATGGTGTACCGCAAAGCATCTTGAACGATCAGGAGCAGATACAACAAGTACGCCAGGGCCGCGCACAACAGCAACAACTACAACAAGCCGTACAAGCTGCACCGCAAGCTGCTGACGCGGCGTTGAAGATTAGCCAAATCAGTCAAGCCGCCCAACAGTGACCACGCAAAAACAGTTGGTCGAATCCTACCGCCACATTTTTATGAATGTGCCGGAAGGACAAGTGGTGCTGCGTGACATGATGAAAGCTAGTGGGTTGTTCCAGGTTACAGGAGTACGCACACCGGAAGAGGTTCAACATCTGGAGGGAACGCGTGACATGGTACGTCGCATCATTTCGTTCCTTGGCCTGGATGACGAGCAAGTCATGAAAATAGGAATTGGAGTTATTGATGAGTGAAGAAGAGCAAGGGTCCGTTGATACGGGCAACCCTGTTGAGGGGAGCGCCGTTAGCGAAACAAGTGTACAAGATGTACAAACTGCACAAGCCACAACAAGTCTGACAACCCCGGAATGGGTGTCGGATGAGCATCGTGGTTTTGTAGAGAACAAAGGCTGGCAGACCACCGACGATGTGGTCAAAAGCTACGTCAACCTAGAACGCCAGATCGGTACAGACCGCATACCGTTGCCGGTTGAAGGCCAGGACATTAGTCAATGGGAAGGCTGGGATAAACTTGGTGCGCCGGAAACGGCTGAAGGATATGAGTTAGCTGTTCCGCAAGGCTACGAAAACTATAACCAAGATATGTCAGCGTGGTTTAGAGAGAAGGCACACGAAGCAAAAGTTCCGGCACACATGGCGCAGCGTTTACACGATGCGTTTGTTGAGCGGGCAATCGGCCAAGAGAAAGACATGGCACTTGACCAGCAACGTGCTTTCGAAGAATGGGGCAACGAACTAAAGAAAGAGTACGGCAATTCCTTTGATGAGAAGGTTGGGTTAGCCCGTCGTGCCGTTCGTGCTTTCGGTTCAGACACATTAGTGGATTTGCTTAATGAGAGCGGCTTGGGCAACCACCCGGAAATGGTTCGTGCGTTTGCAAAAGTTGGCGCCGAGCTGAGTTCCGGGCAGCAATTTAAGGATGCAGAAGTGTCCGGGTCTTTTGGTATGACGCCAGAAGATGCACGGGCAGAGATATCCCGCATCCGTGCCAATCCAGCTTTGATGGATAAAACAAGTCCAGAAAACAAAGTTCTAAATGATCGGCTTACGCAACTTTATGAGTTCGCGCATCCTGATCAAGCAGCGTAGCGGACAAGGTTAACGCCCCCGCAAGACAGTTGGAAAGACAACGCAGTGACGACTGTAAACGTAGACGTGCCGGGATACCCGACAACACGTTGACCTTAACCTTACTTTTAACTTAACCGTAAAGGAGAACACTATGAGTGTTCAAATAACTACGGCTTTCGTTGAGCAATATAAGGGTAACGTCGAACATCTCGTACAACAGAAGGGTTCTCGCCTTCGTGACAGCGTTCGTCTTGAACAAGTCACAGGCAAGAATGCTTATTTCGAGCAGTTGGGCAGCACCGTTGCTTCTAAACGAACCAGCCGTCACTCCGATACTCCCAGACTTGATGTTCCACATGCGAGGCGCCGCGTAAGCCTTGTGGATTATGATTGGGCAGATCTCATTGACCAAGAAGACAAGGTGAGGATGCTTATTGATCCTGCCGGTCCTTACGCAGAGCAAGCTGCTTTTGCTCTGGGGCGGGCAATGGATGATGAGATTGTCGCCGCTGCTGATGGCACTGCCTTCACTGGCGTCGATGGTTCAACCAGCACCTCTTACACTTCTGCCAACACGGTAGACGTGCAAGTTGGTGGCAGTTCTTCCGACGTTGGCCTGAACGTAGCCAAGCTACGTGCAGCCAAGGAAGTCTTGGACTCATCTGACATTGATCCTGAGATCGAGCGTTACTGTGTCGTCAACGCCAAACAGCTTAAAAACCTGTTGGCCGAAACCGCTGTAACATCCAGTGACTTCAACACCGTGAAAGCGTTAGTACAAGGCGAAGTTGAAACCTTTTTAGGCTTCAGTTTCATCCGCACAGAACGCATTGGTGTTGACGCCAACGCTGACCATAAAGTTCTGTTCTATGCCAAACCCGGCATCGTTCTGGCTGTTGGTCAAGATGTACAAGTTCGCGTCAGCGAACGTGCCGACAAAAACTACTCCCAGCAAGTCTTTGCTTCTATGGCAATAGGTAGCACCAGGATGCAGGAAGAGTTGGTCGGCTACATCGAATGCGATCCGAGCTAAGGAGGATTGATTAATGGGTACAGCTAACTCAACGCTGGTTACGAACTTCGAAGCCAGCCCTCCTGCGATGAATGATGTTGCCAACCTACATGGCGTGATGCGTGTAGCTCAGGGAACCATCGTCGTAGCTGCTGGAGACAGTGATGATAATGATATTCTCATGCTTGCTCCAATTCCAAGTAATGCAACTGTTCCGCATATTTTCGTGGGTTCAGACACGCTTGGTGGCAGTAACACTTTCAATGTCGGCATCTACACCACAGCCGGTGTTGTTGTTGACGAAGACGTTTTTGCAACCACGGTTGCGGATGCGGGTGCTATGGCAGACGTTCGCCACGAAGCATCTAACATCAACACCGTTGGCAAAAAAATGTATGAAATCGCTGGGGCAAGTACAGATCCCGGAGGTTACTATTACATTGCGATAACGATGGCCGCAGCCGGTGGAACGGAAGGAGATCTTTCGTTCATCATTCACTACTGCGTTTCGTAACGGATCCGG